ATGACTGCCGTAGTTGAGAAATTTTTAATAACAAACGAAAGTGAATTTGAAGCCTTCATCGCTAAAATGATGGGGCGTAAGGATCTAGACTCGGATGAGTTCTGTTTTCCGGACTTAGAGTTTAAAGGTTGGCCAACGATTAGTATCAATGTCAAAGGTGATAAAAAAAGATACAGCTCATCGTTAACAGCCTCCATGCTATTCGGGATGGCAGAACTAACCAACGAGATCCAAAAAGCATTTACTGTCATCAGGCATGACACTCACAACAGGCAAAAACTAACTAACTCAGATAAACATTTGCTTGATATCGTTTATCATATCAGTGAGGGTTCGAGCCAAGCTGATGGTGATTCTGATGCAATAGTGAACGGAGCAGTATCGGTGATCAAAGAAGCGATCGGTAAAATGAATGGTAGACAAGCGCTTTGTGCGCTGGTTGCTATTGTTATTGCCGCCGGCACAGTTGGCTGGAAGGTTGCTGATGAGTATTGGGAAACCCAACGCCAATCATCGTCTGATCAAATTTTGCTCGTAAAAGAATCTACTAATGCCGTTCTTCAATCGCAAAATGCTACCTTAGAGCTTTTAAAAACTGGTCAAACGACTGTCAGTCGTGAAGTTCTGGCTCACGGTGAAGACGGACGTAGCAAGTTTCTAAAAAGCATTGCTCAAGACCCAAAGGTATCGACGGTCAAACTTGGTGAACAAGTCATTAACCGACAACAGCTTAACACTTATAATCAACGACAGTCAGTTGACCGCAAAAAGGACACCCGCCAGGATGAGTTCTACATCCGCGGCATCACTCGCACTGGTGCAACAAATCAAGATATCAGCATCTCTGTAATCCGAGCTTCGAATAGCGAAGGTTTTACAATCAAAACATCTGCTGAGATCACTTCTACTGATGAGCTTTTAGTCTTATCTAACGCGGTAGCTACTGAATCTCCGCTGGAAATTTCTTATCTAGAAGTAACTGAAAATGGGCACGTATCAGCCGGTCAATTAATTAACATAATTCAACCTTCCGAAGTAATGAATGACACAAACTACTCTCCTGTAGCTATTAAGGGAGATATTGAGTCAGAAGTAGATGAAGTAAAAATAACTAAAAAATAAACACATGGGCCACCCATCTAACGATTCGTGGCCCCTCCTCGTTTAAATCACCGGGCAATCATCAAACTCCGCGTTCCTAGCATCATTAATGATGTACGTGATCACCCCGAATATAGCGGGTGCAGAGCTGTAACCTTCATCATCTGCTGGCAGCGCCTCCCTTCTCCCGTTCTCCAGATTAACCAGGTGGGGCTGAGGATGAGTCCGATATCGCTTTATCCTGAATTCCCCGTCTATCGCGCATATCAGAAGCGAGCCATCACAGGGAGATAGTGACGCATCAACAACAAGCAGCGCCCCCTGGAGTATTCCTTCCCTGAAATGTGAACGCGATGCCCGCATGAAATAAGTCGCTGCTGGCTGTCTGATTAGCTGCTGATCGAGGGAGATTCGTGTTTCAACATAATCTGCAGCAGGTGAAGGAAAGCCCATGTTTATACCCTCTCTTGAATACCGGATAAAAACACAGTATAAATACTGTATATCCATCCAGTAAAGAGGCGATAAGCAATGTTCGTGGAACTCGTTTATGACAAAAGGAATTTTGATGGTCTGCCCGGTGCAAAAGACATCATTCTCGGCGAACTGAGTAAGAGAGTTCACCGGATTTTCCCGGATGCTGATGTCCGGGTTAAACCGATGATGACACTGCCGGCGATCAACACTGACGCCAGCAAGCATGAGAAAGAACAGATAAGCCGAACGGTGCAGGAAATGTTTGAAGAGGCTGATATGTGGCTGGTTTCAGATTAAGTGACGGTCTGCCGCAGTCCGTTCTGTATACGACGTGACTGCGGCAATTCATATAACAAGAAAGACATCACACACTACTGCCCTGAAGTTCAGTAATCTGTTTCTGCAATGCCTGAATTGCTCCGGTCAGTTTTGCAAGCATTGCGACTTCGTTCAGACTATACGCCCCGACTGGGTTGAGTGGATCAAAGTCTTCTTTCAAACCATCTCCGGTAACACACTCGGGTGATACTTCAACAAGGTCGTTTGCAATAAACCCGAGCTTCTCATCAGATTCCGGAATAACCCCGCGCTCTTTATATTTGAATAATGCAGGTTTCCAGCGCAATACCTCATCAAGGCATTGGTTGTAAAATATTGGCGATTCATCTGACTGATAAATTATGTCTTTCTTCAGAAATTTATCTGATGTATTGACAAGTGACACCTGACCGACGTTAGACGAATCAACCCATGCATTGAGTGAGCCGTTCCAGTGAAAATTCCAGACGTTTGATGTTGTCGCCCCACTTTGCCCCTGACGTGAACGATACCCCCCCGCCGCATCCATGACGCTGACTAAATAAATTCCATTCGAGCTCAGCTGCAAGCGATCAACGCCGGCAGTCCTCATAATCATCACATATGATGACTGGTATATTGATGCGGCACCTCCATCAAAATTCATTATCCCGGTAAAACTCGGAAAATGTGAGTCTGCCTTTTTATTCAGATCTGTTTTATCAGCTTTGTCACCCACACTATTGATTAATTTTTTCGCTGATGGCCCTGTCATCTGGCTGTTGTCTGGAAGCGTGATGGTTACATCGCCGGTAGCGGTGAAGAACTGCTGCCAGTTCTGTTTATCGTAGTTCAGGCCTCGAAGCGCTTCTGTGCTCTGAGCCACCAGCGCCGCGGTGACCATGTTCAGCGCCACACGAGGAACAGCTGACCAGGCCGCACCAGATTGTGTTGGCCCGGTGAAATCGCTGACCAGCGTCAACGCTGTACCGCTTTCCACGGACTTAATCGGGAGCGTATAGGGAACGCCTCCGACAGTGACAACAATAAAATCGCCTGCCGCCACCTCGGTGGTAAATGCGGTCCCGCTACCAGCGACCGCATCAGAGTTATGCGTCAGGGTTAAAGTTCCTGCTGACATGAATACCTCCAGAATTCAGATAATAAAAAACCCGCCGGAGCGGGTTATTTTTGGTGTTTCATTGAGGGCAATTCGAACTGGTGAAGTTATTTTTATTCACCCATCGCCAGTTAAAGGGATAACCGGCCCTGTACTCAGTCTGATTAGCAACTTTTCGCACACCGTAAATCTGCACTGACTGGGGCAGTCCACCAGCCACTATCTCAGCCTGACAAACCGGTTTCTGTTTCTCCAGAACAGGTCCTGAACATGCAGAAAGCACCAGACAGGCAATAACGGGAATAATTATATTTTTCATTTCGACACCAGAGTTAATTATTTAAACAAAAAAATAACCAATGGCGTTGAATAATAAAAATAGTTTTAATAGATCAATATTCTTAAATTGATCGTTTAAATCGATCGGTTTAATCATATGCGGCTGTGTTTATCGCCGTTATCACAATCCCGCTATTCGTCGTTCCGACTGAAGAACCACTTGCTGTTGTTGATGAAAGTCCTTTTATTCTTGTTCCCGCACCTTCATTGAAGCACCCCGTTCCCACATCCACAGGCTGGATTATTGGTTGTCCGCCAGGTGCTGAACCAGCATGCAGAAGAACAGACCCCAGCCCCATCGGATTTACAGCCCATTTGCCTGTCATGTATGTATCGATGTTAAGCCCACCCGTTGCAGCGCCAGGTGAACCTATAGTTGTAAGGTCGCTTAATACCCGGGACTCATTCGTAAGTACCAGTGTCCCTTCGGCATCCCATATAGCCACACCCCAGGCCGGAAGCGTAAGCGGATATATGGCAAAAAAATAGGCCTCCAGAACGAAAGCCGAACCTTTGTAATTAGACGCATCAACACTGAACGTGTTACCACTTTTTGAAGCTGATATTTTCGCTGGGGCGCTGGTTCTTGCAAATGCAATCCCTCCCTTCTGACCGTCGATAGTCACTGACGCCGAAGCACTGTTAAAATCCCCCCCAAAAGTTGAGTTTACAGTTACTTTTCGGTAAAGCGTCATTGGTGTGGAATCTGGCGTAATAAAAGGGTTTCCGTTAGATAATGAAATTAATGCGCCATATTTAGCCATCTACGCAGTCTCCGCAAAAACGATTAACTGCACTTTGACTGCCGGGTAATCATTAATCCCATCACTACCTGAAGGCTGTATTGTTATGGTGTTTCCAGATGCAATAATGCTTCTTTTGTCTGTGTAACTGATCGTCCCTTTATCTTCCAGAGTACCAACCGCAAAACCGACCTTTAAACCGGGCTCGAGGTTGAACTGGTAGCTTCCAGTTTTTTGACCCAGGGCAAGATCGATGATACCAACCACGGTTACGGGTTTAATGCCGTAATTGTTGGGTTTTCCACTGGTATCCCATGTGGCAAATCCATACTCAGACATTGGGAGCTACTCCTGTTATTTTACCAACCTGAACAAGCAAACGACCTTCTGGCCCCGTAAAAGAAAGGTTGTTGTCAGCTTTAGAAAGGCACCAGCCCCCTTGATTAGCGACTTTGTAACCTTCCGACCAGATCGAACCTGATATTTTCGCATTGGTGATTGCGGCGTTAGCAATTTTGGCACTTGTTATACTTCCATTCTGAATAAACGCATCGCTGATAAACACCTGACCATTAACAACAGCAAAGGGTGAATATTGCGTATCACCGCTGCCACTCATCAGGACGAACTGGTTTGCGTTAAACCCGACGCGGGTGACTACCGGCTTACCCGCTTCCGCCAGAACCGCGATCGACATCCCGGCGTTATACATCACACCGTTTATTCGAACTCCGGTTTTAAGGGTGTAAATTGCAGATGCCCCGGTCGCATCAACCACGGCGGTGAGCTTATCTTCCAGCGCGGCAGTCACATCATTGAACTGCGCCTGCACCTGCGTGGACATTTCAGCCATGGCTTTATCGACCTGTGCAATGGTCGTTTTAACCACCAGAATATCCGCGCGCACCTCGCCGTACTGCGCCCACTGGTGCTCAACTGTTCCATGGTTGGCCAGCGCATTCTGCAATGCGGCCTCCAGGTTAGTATCAATGTCGCTTGTCAGGCGGTCACCGTCAGCAGACGTCAGGAAGTCATCTGCAATATCGCCCAGGTAGTCGTCAGCATTCGCATTAGATTCACCACGAACCCAGTCGGTCCAGCCGGATTCATTACCCGTTCTATCCACCAGTTGCGCGCGGTACCAGAATTCCTGCCCCGCTTTTAAACCAAGTTGGGTGTATTCGGCAGACGGATAAGGCACATCCGACAGCAAGAGAGGATTCGAGAAATCACTGTTCGCGGTGTACTGAATTTCCGTTTTCAGCGTGTCCCCGGTGTTAGCCGGGAATCCCCAGTTCAGGCGAATCCCCCAGTTGATCGGCGTTGTCGCAAAGCCGACAGGTTTCGGCGGATTTCCCACCTTGCCCGTCAGCGTTTTCTCTTCGGAGTAGCCCCAGCCAGAGGAAATTTCAGAGGCATTAATAGCGCGCACACGCACGAGGTAGCGTCCTGCATAAATACCCGATACATCAAATGACGTGGTGGAGCTGCGCGGCACGTTAACCCAGTTCCCGTCATTGCGGCGCCATTGCGCTTCATAGGCGATAGCGTTCTGCGCCTGGTCCCAGCTCACCCGCATGGTTTCGACGCTGATATTCTGCTGAACCACTGAAAACGAACTGATCACGATGTTGGCTGGCGGCGACTGGTTACCCGGCGGGATCACGCTCACTGGCCGCTGGTCAATGATGGCCCCGGTATCGATACGGGCATATTTATCCGGATCGTGCCATGCCCCGGTAATCGAAAAAGTGTCATCTCCATTATCGGAGACGCTGACAACACGATACTGTTGCGCGTAGAGCTCGTCCGATTCAACCACCCAAACAGCTTCGGCCTGCGGCGTCTCACTGTACGCAGTGGTGACTGTGACTGATTCCCCGTTCACGGCCTGAATGGTCCTGCTCTGCGACGCACCGGAGGGAAGATTGAGAATAAGGCGATCGCCTGCTGCTGCATCAGATACGCGGTCAAGTTTAATCACGCGACCGTTAACAGCACTGATGCGGCCGCCCATAACTTTGCCGGACAAAAGCTCGTCTGACACGGCGATGATGTAGCCCGGCTGCGGAATGTTTCCGTCCAGGCCAACATCAAACGAAACAACGCGATCCTTGTTGTTGGTGAGAATACCCCAGCGCCCCTTTCGGTTCGCTTCTGATTGCCTGGTACAGCCGATGGCTGTCATTTCCAGCTGATTAAATCCGTACCGGGCCACCAGAGGCTGCTCGAACACTGGCTCCATCGCATCCGCATAGGCGTTACCCGGATCAGACCAGGAAACCAGCGCCGTGGTATACCGCGTTTTTGTCGTACTGCTGGAATAGGTAAAGCGTCCGTCGATAACGTTAGCGCGGGTGTAAGCGTAATCCACATCTCTCGGCATATCGGCAAGCGCAACAATCTGATCACCGCCCCAGTACGTCATCCCCCGGAATATAGCCGCAAAGTCACGCAGCACAGTGTAAGCGTCATTCCTCTCCTGAACGTACACGTTACAGGTATAGCGTGGTTCTTTCCCGCTTCCACCTTTTCCATCCGGTACTGGCTGATCGCAATACTGCGATACCTGGTACAACGTCCATTTATCGATGTTGGCTGCAGTCAGACGATTACCCAGACCAAAGCGATCGGTAATCACCAGATCGTAAAATATCCACGCCGGGTTATCGGTCCAGGCCCACTTAAACGCGCCCTGCCATGTACCGCTGTAAGCCCTCGTTTCAGGGTCGTAATTATCAGGAACACGGATCACGCGCCCGCGAGGCTCACAGGAGATCTGCGGTATTGAACCGTTAAACTGACTCGAGTCGAATTCGATGTACAGCAGCGCGGTATTCGGGTAGCGCAGCTTGGCATCAATCACCTCGGTAAAACTCTGCAGCGTCATCGTGTCGCCGATCTTCGCGCTGTTTGCATCAGTGGTGATCTTACGCAGTCGGATTGTCCAGGTGCTGCCAGCCTGCGGTAAATCAATACGGTGGCTGCGCTCATAACCAGACGTCGTTTTGCCGGTTACGCTGGTATTGAGTACCGTCTGCCATGCGCCGCCGTCCGTCTGCAGGTCAATAGCATAATTGACCGAGTAACCCACCAGATCGCCGTCGTCCTCCTGTTTGAAAAGCGATGGCCATTTCAGACGCAGGCGAACTGCTGAAAGCTGCGTATTGGTGAACGTGCGCGTCCAGGCTGTGGCGCTTGATACCTCGGTTCCTACGCTGATTTCGTTTTCGGTACCGGGAATACCCTGAATGTAATTTTGTGCCTGCGTTCCCGCGCGAAACTCCCACGTGACGCCGCTAAAGTTTTGGGAGCCGTCGGAGTTTTCCAACGCCGTGCCGTCCAGGTAGATATTTTTTCCGGTTAATTGACCTGCAAATTCCCCTTCCCCAAGTGCAACGAGGATTTTGGCCTTCGCTACAGATTGCAGATCATCAGGCTGTTCGGTAGGGGTTCTTGAACTGGAACTGCCGCCCTTGCGGCCTTTAATCTGGGTTGTTGTAGCCATATTGCGCCCATAAAAAAAGCCACCATATGGTAGCCTGAAAGGAAGATTGCTTTGGTTATTGCTGGTCTTCGACGTATATACCAGCAGAGATTATCGCCCCGCCAATGCGCCTGCGTCCGTAAAGCAACGGTACTGGGTAACCTTGCGCCGCTGTATTGGTTACCCCGCCGAACGCGTACGAAGCGCGGTTATCTGCACTTTGCTTACTAGCAAGACCTGATGGTTGAGGTGATAGCATTTGAACAATTCCGCCAAGAACTAACGAAGCACCAGTTGCTGCAGCAAAACCAGTTAATCCACCAGCTGTAAACGCAGCACCAATACCGCCTGGACCGGTTAAGACAGCTACAGTAATAAGTACTGCCCCCAGTATAGTTTGTAATAGACCAGCCTTTTTACTGCCGATCACGACAGGAGAAATACGAATAACATCCTCTGTCGCAGGAAAACCAAGGTCATCTTTACCTATATTTTTCTTTCCTTTAAATACAGCATAAGTTAGACCGCGGCGGTCACTAGTAATCATAAACTTTTCAAAACCAGAAATAGTTTTAGCAAGTGCGCGAGGTGCTTCCTGTACTGTACTAATTAAACGATAATGTGTTTTACCAAAAGTTTTCCCAAGAATACCTCCAAGTTCTATTTGTGCCATAACTTCTTGCATGTAACCTCCAATAATAAAAAACCTCGCCGAAACGAGGTTGATTTTATTTCTTTAATTTGCATTTCATTTGGTTAAATGACTAAGGATTAACTCCAAACTTAGCGCGAAACTCTTTCTCCATTAACTCACAAGCACTAGCTATAAACCGCCCCTGCTCAGCGCTATTCGATTTTTTACTTTGCTCAGACCAACAGAGTTTTATTGCATCCCGGGCTCTACCTTTTTCTTTCCCCTCTGGAGTTTCATTCAAATAAGCGCCCCATCCCAAAAAAGCAATAACCAGAACAACCATGATCAATAAAAACTTCTTCACATCCCTATCCCCAAGTTTAAGCTTTACAATATTTTATCACTGATTTACATGGAAACCAGTGAGTTATACCTCACAATCTTCATCGTCCGCTCCTGCCAGTAGCCACCATACGGAACACGCTGGCTGAGGTGCCCATACAGGTGATGCAACAGCATGTTACCTTCCAGTATAATTCCCGCGTGATTCCACTTATTAGCCTGGACCTGCATGATCACCATATCACCAGGCTGCGGCACGCCGATGAATTCACGGAAGCCGCATTCATACCAGCAATCGTGGTAGAAGTTTTCGGGGTAACTGTCCTCCCACCAGGGATAATCGACGCGGTAATCCTTCAGTTCAATACCATGCGTTTGCCTGAAGTAACTCATCACCAGCCCCCAGCAATCGAAGTGACCGAGCACAAATGGGCGCTCCAGTAGCGGCAGTTCTCCCCGCGGCTGGATGGTACGCAGATCCCCCTCCGGCCAGCTTACAATGTGCCAGGGTAAGAGCGTTGCATCGCATTGCGCTTTATCCAGTTCGCTTGGCTGTGTCGTTGCATCCGGGTGACTGTGGACAATGGCAATCACCGTACCCCAGTCTTCGGCAGCGGCGTAATCCTCCGGTGACAGGAGGAAATGCTCTGTCGGATCGGCTGCCAGATTGCGGCAGGGAATGTATCTCTGCACCCTGCTTTTCTGCACTATCAGCCCGCAGCACTCCCGCGGATATTCAGCAGCAGCATGCGCCATAATGGCGTCGATAATTTTCTGACGCATATCAACTCCTGATCAGGGATGTGCCAGGGAAACCACCGAACGGCAACTCGTTCCCCTCGCCATGTCGCAACTTGCACGCAGTGAGTGTACCGGGGCATTCATCGAGCGACGAATCGTTAACCGGGTTGTTGTGCCTGTCGAAATAACGCGTCCCGGCATAGTCGCATCCATCACCGGAACGGTATTTGTTCCGGATGCACCAGGTACAAAGCGAATGTAGCTGGCGTGTCGGGATCATCAGCCCCTGCAGATCCATCGGGCTGGACAACGTGAACTCAACCACCTCGTTGATTTCAGTGCTCTTGGCATCAATATAAAATACCTTCAGCTTTTCCTGCTGAGGATCCGCCGACGGGTTGCCCTCCGGATAGTTTTTCGCATCCAGATACTGCGCCAGCGTGTCATGAATGGTGACCTTCGCCTGCAGCAGGTCATCGTAAGCAAGACACAGCGCCGTAATGGAACCATCGAGGTTCGCTACAGATAACTTTGGCTGAGCACCTCCCCCATTGGTTGATGCTTCAATACCCTCGATCTGGCAGGGCCAGGCTTTATATTCCTGCCCCTGCCACCAGATCGATTTCGCCGGTAGCTTATTTTCATCTCCACCAGCAGCTGCAATTTCATCGGGAGTGTGGGCAATATTGTGGGCGTGGAAGCGGAGAACGTCGGAAACACCAAATGCGGTGCCATCGACATCAAAAAGCCGGACAACGTTGCCCGGCTCAAGTTTCTGATAATCACTGTTTAAGCTCATGGTGCAAATGCCTGTTCAAACGTTGCAGTTACGGTTTCCACTTTTTTATTCAGGGTGACTCGCTGCAGACTGTTTGCCTCAACACGCCAGAGGGCTAAATCACCACCAGGTGGAGTGAATGTGAAAGACTTGGTTTTATGCCTCCGTAAAAATGAATGAATCTCTCTGGCTATTACCGGATCACCAGTAAAAGAAAAGGCATAATTTAGAACCTCATCGTTCAGGCCAGAACCACTAATCTGCTTGTATCCATCACCGAACTGAGCTGTTCTGACAGTATCCTTGCTGCTGAGAGTGGGTTGGCTCGCAGCCTGAATACGCCAGGTAAAGTGTTCTACAGCCATCACTTACCTCTGTTTGTTGGCGCTCCAGATGATTCCCCCCGGACGAATCTCCCTGGCGATACCATCACGAATGGAACGGTCGATCACTTTCTGATATGCCTTAGTCAGCGCATCACCACTGCCCTGCTGTTGTTTCTGATCGCCGGGCTGAGCAGTAGCGACTGAAACAGGTGCGTAAACGCTAACCCCACCGATGCCAGTCGAGGGGACCTTACCACCACCGACAAGACCGCCAGAGGCATACCCACGCATAAGTCGGTACAGGTTGGACACGCCGATACGGCTGGTAGATTCTTTGGTGAAAACAAACTCGCCGCGGTGAACAATACCGGCAGGCTCATATTTGCCACCGTGCCCGGTATAACCACCTACGTCATAGCCCGAGGGGCGGAAAGACGGTACCGCAAAAGACTGGCCTGACGCTGGCGCTTTAGCACCACCACTCACCCAGCCCATCGCGCTCTGGATGGTGTAGGCCACCAGCAGTTGGTTGATAACGGACACAATCATTTTGAGGATCGAACTGGTGAAGTCCTTAAAGCTGGCTTTGCCGGTTGTCACCAGGCTGGTAAGCTGGCCCGCCAGCCCGCTGAACGTTGCCTGTGAAATCTGCTGAACCGAGCTGAAGACGTTTGTCGCTGAATCCTGATATTCAGCCCAACCCTGTTTGGCACCTGCCAGCCAGTTTGCGCGCAGGGCATCTTCAGCCTCGAATGTCGCCCTTTGATCTTCAAGAACCTTTCGCTGCTCTGCCGGATTATAGGCATAGCTTTCGCTGAGACGCTTCAGGGTTGATTTTCTCCCAGCCTGCCGGCTGGATACCCCCTCTGACTGTGCCTGAAGACCGGCCCTTGCCGCACTCTGCTGCTGATGGAATTTAGCCGCCTGGTCGGCAAGCTGATTGAGCTTTTGCTGTTGAGCGACCTTATCGCCCAGGTCGGCCAACTGCCGCTTGTACTCGAGCGTTTCTTCCTTGTGCGCCAGCAGGGATTTTTCCTGCGCCGTAAGCTGACGACGACCAGCAGCCTCCTGCAGAACGGTGAACTGATTTTCAGTCTGCCAGAGGTCCTGACGCTGTTTGCTTATGACGTCGTTTACGCTGGTATGCTGCTCAAGCGTTTTAAGCTGGGCCTGAAGGGTGAGAAGTTCGGCCTGCGCCTTTTCCTCTGCTTTGTCCCCGGCTGGCGTTGAATAGCTTTTGCCTTTTGGGGTTTTGGCGTCCTTAAACTGCTTTTCGATCCCTGCCCGCGCTGCAGCAATGTCCTTGTCAGTCCACAGCGTGGCGATACCGTCTTTCGCATCCTGACGGTTTTTCTCAATAAGCTGACTGAGCTTTTTCTCTGCTGAAGCCCGCTTTTCTGCCGCTGTCGCGCCGGATTCCACCAACTGGTTAAACTGCTGCTGGCTGCGGATTGCCTGAGTTTGCTGATCCGTCCGCATTTTTTCCCGCGCGGCTGTCAGTCCTTCCTGGGCATATTGCTGATCAGCCAGATCATAAGCCTGCTTTTTAAGCTCCACCTGCTGGCGCGCGTTTCTCAGCCTTTCCGCATCAGCTTTCTGCAGAACGTTGTTACCGGCATAATCTGGGTCGATTTTAAGATTGCTGGACAGCGCGCGGTACTCTTTCTCTGCTGCCTGCCATTCAGCGAAAGAGTCCTGGCGCTTCATCGCGGTGTCAGGATTACGCCCTACGCCCAGCATCGCATCCCACGCCCCGGAAGCAGCATTCTTCACCCAGTTCCACGCTTTTTCGAGAGAGCCAAGATTGTCCTCTACAGCCCCCGCTCGTTGTATAACGGAGTCAGAATATGCCCGCATTGCCAGCTCGGCTGCTTTCTGCGAATCCCCCAGCGCCTGAGCAGAGGAAATCTGTTCATACTGGGTGGCCGTCAGAAAATGCAGGGAATCATTGAGCGTCGCGACCGCGTTAACCGGATCATCCTTCAGGCGTTTAAACTGATTTATGGTTTCGTCGACGGCCTGCCCGGTAGCCTGCTGCAGCCTGGCGGCGACATTGCTGACCATGCTGACGTCATTACCGCTGAACGCGCCGCTTCCAACGACCTGCGCCAGCACGCCTGCAGCGGCATGCTGAGTGATACCATTACCGGCCAGCGAGCGCGCCAGCGCCTGAAGCTGACCGGATGTTTTACCCGCGTAGTTCCCGGTCAGGATTAGCTGTTTATTAAATTCCTCAGACTCTTTGCTGCCGTCATACCAGGCTTTACCCAACCCAACAACCGCTGCAGCAATCCCCCCGACCATGCCGGCCATGCCCAGCCCGCGTAAAGTCATCAGCTGATCTATCCATCCGGCGCGGTTGGCCAGCGTAATACCGGAACCACGAAGGGCACCAAAGTTACCGCGCATGACTTCGCCCATCAGAACGCCAAGTTCCCTACGCGCCGCAGCACTTTGCAGACCCAGCCCGTGCGTGGCGACTTTAGCCGCTTCAAGCTTACGGATATAAACTTCTGCGGCATCACTGGCTCCAACCTGTGCAGCCTTCATTCGCAGCAGTTCGGTACCGGAGAGCTTTTGCTCCACAACCTGAGACTTCAGTTGACGGAGAAAACGTGCCCGTGCAATCCCTGCTTTCTCTTCGACAATCTGAAGCTCTTTCTGTCGGGCTGTCGTATGAGATATCAACGCAAGGTAATCCTGCTGTGTAATATTTCCCTGAGCCCTTGCGGCACGAAAGCGTGCCTGCACATTAGCGAGAGATTGTGTTTCTCCGTTCAACTGGCGAACACTGTCTATCTGGCGAAAAAAAGATGCAGCAAGTTCATCCTGCCGTCTGGCGAGCACTGCCGCCTGGCCGTCATTCTCACGCATGCGCTGGCTGAGGTCTGACACCCGGCGGTGTGTTTCATCAACGGATTTAGATACTTTTTGCCAGTTTTGAGCCAACCCTTCCGTGGCGTCTGCCTGGCGGGATTTGATTTCCGCCGCAGCAGAAGCACCTGTATCCCCCACACTTTTTAATGCTGCAACCTGTCGCTCTGAGGCGCGCTGCATTCGCGTCTGGACTTTTTCAGAGTCATCAGCCATCCCTGTGAGTTGGCCCTTTATACGGGCAACCTGTTCGCTGAACGTGGCGCTGTCGACATCAAGGTTGATGACCAGATCGCTAATCTGCTGGGCCATATCGGATACCTCCTGTGATCCCCTCAGCTGCGGCCATCAGCGTGTCATCATCCGGTTCGTCATCACTGATGACGCTACCGGAAGGAGAAAGCAGGCTGAAATGTGCGGGGGTAAGTTCCGGATCGCGGAAGAAAAGAGAAGAGATGGAATAAAGCAGCCCGGAAAAATGCGCATCGAGCTGCGCGTCCTGAAAATAATGCTCCCGGTAGAACTGGTGCCAGTCGCCCAGCTCACCAGAAGTCATTCCAGCCAGCATGGCGCGCCAGTCGGGTCGCCCGAATTCGCGCGCCAGATTCAGGACAAATTTCAGCTCGCTGGCAAGGGCTTTTCCGCCGTAACGTCTTCAGCGCCTTCAACCTCCAATGGGGCTTCCGGATCGGCATCGTTGCCATCCTCAACCGGAACGAGCATGCCGGAGAGCAACTTAACCTGCATTTCAGCCTTGCCGATCGCTTCCGGCGGCCAGCCTTTGAGAACCTGCTGGTAAAGTGCTTCTTCGTCGGGACCTGCGGGGTCATTATGCCAGAGAGAAAGTGCGATCACGCGCGCACCGCAGCGGATGTTTGAACCCACCAGACGGGCAGTCATTTCCTGATCGCTGATACTGTCGCTTTCATGGCCAAGTGTCTTTTCTTCCGCAGCCAGAAATTCAAGGTACTCAATACGCTGAAGCGCTGACAGTTCATTCAGCGTGGTGGATTCGCCAAGGTAGTTAAATGGTTCTTTTTTGAGGAACATATCCCCCTCCTCAGGAAACGGTGACAGTGACTTTGCAGACTGCAACGAAATTGCCGTCGCTGGTCATAACAATAATGTCAGCGTTACCGGCTGCCACACCCGTTACGGTGATCGTGTTGCCGCTTACAGATACCGTCGCTTTTGCCCCATCAGAGGTTGCCACGCGGAACGAAGGATCCGATGCACTGGCAGGATTAACCGTCACATTGAGCGCGGTGGTCGCTGCAACGGCGACGCTTGCCGTGGATTTATCCAGCGTAACACCTGTAACAGCAATGGGCGCAGAACCACTTTCTTCAGCCAGTTCGGGCTTGCCGGTATTGGTGATTTTCGCTGTGCGGGTAATGACCTCTTTTGCCGGGATAGCTTTACCCAGGCTGCTGCACCAGCCGCGGAAAACGTCGACGGTACCATTCGGATATTTAATCTTGTACACCCGGACAGAACCATCGTTAAACCAGGTGACCAGTTCTTTCTGTCCCTGTTCTCCCGGCTTCCAGGCAAGCGTAAGTGATGTATCCCCTGCCGATTTTGCCCCCTGAGCGGTCGCGTTCCAGTCGGCGTCCTCATCATCAAGGTAGGTGTCGTCATACGATTCGGCGGTCATTTCGCCCGGCGTCAGCTCTTTAATTTTCGCCAGACGGTTCCAGTCGATATCCGAGAGTGGGTTAGCGAAAGCGTTACCCGTTCCTGTGTAAAGCCAGAGTGTGGTACCGGCGCCTTTTACGGGCGCCAGTGGATTGGGTGTAGGCATAAATACCTCTTACATTGAATACGTTAATGTGTACGTGAAATCGACGGAACCCCACGTGGCCATTTCATCATCCCGCTGGTAGTCATAGCCCTGGGGAGTCATTGTTTCGATTAATGCGTCAAGACCCGGGATGCCCTCCATCGCTGGATATATTTTCTCTTCCATCCAGGAATCCAGCGCTGTGTCAGGGCTGGAAGCCTTAAGAAACACCTCGATATGGAGAACGGCCTGCCACGAATCTTCATCGAGCGAATCACCGGTGTACTCCGCATCAGAGATATACACCGCCACCGCAGGCAGATCCTGCTCCTCCAGAAACACGGGACGCCCGTCAAACCAGGTAACGGTATCGGTGATATCAGCTTTCAGTTTCGCCAGAATGGCTGCACGTATAGCGCTGTGTCTGTTCATCGCTTCAGGTGGATCCTCAGTTGGTTTTTCAGTGCTGCGGAAAGTTCTTTGGGCATGTCGCTTTCAATAAGGCGTTTTGAAATCGAGGTGAAAGCTACTGTCAGCGGTGTCTCAAGAGGAACTTTGACCACATCAATGGGATAACGGGCTTTACCTACGCGCCGCATGACCTGCCAGCGCCCGCTCGCCAGTTGTTGAATAAACGCATTGCGAAAGGTATAGGGTCCGATTTTAAGGACGCTGCCCGATCCGTTTCTGGCCCCTTTTTTACGCGACAGCCGGACGCGAGCAGTACCAAGCTTTATCGCGGGAAGATTACCGCGGTTGATTTTTATTGACGCGACTGGACGATCGTGGCGGGCCTTGCGTAAACGGGAACGCTGCCGGACCAGACGAACCGGAAGCCCCGTTTTCCGGTTATCATCCACCTTTGCCTCTTTCGCTACAGTTTTGCTGCCCTGACTTATCGTTCTGCTGGCCACACGGTTAAGTGCTTTCGCAGTTGCCTCAGGAACGATTAACCGGCTGAGGCTGTTGAGATTCTGAATAGCCCTTTCCAGGCCTTTAACCGACATCCCCCCTCCTATTCGATAAAGATGCGCGGCTTACCGTTAAAGCGCTCGTGACGGGTCAGATGGAATTCCTCCCCCTCAAAAATCACCACATCATTACGGCGAGGCTGGTAGCCAGCGGTAAACACCACCAGCGACCGCCCTGTTCCGCTTAAAGGCCCCATTTCTTCCAGAAACTCAGCCGGAATAACAATCATGGGATCCCCGTTGATGATCGCTGGCTTTCCCATTTTGTTCACCGTGACCGCATCCATGCGGCTGACAAGTCTGTCAAAGGGATTAGGCATTGATTTTCACGGCTACAATTGCGGAACTGGCAGCTGCATCTTCCCAGGCAACCCCGGCCAGATCGGCACCTGTCGCGTCGTTCTGCACTTTGCCATCTTTGATATGAACCTGCTCACCGATGGTGATCGCATCGGTAGTCAGCTTAGGCAGCAGGAAAACACCTTCGGCAAAACCGTCTCCTGTCTGGCCTGCCGCAATATCAGTAATGGCAATCGCCACGACTTTCCCCACCATCACCGGCGAACCACTCAGGATCGCAACGCTGCCCGTGTTGGCAATCTCAATAGTTTTGCCATGCTGTACAAAATTCTTCGCCATAAATTCAGTCTCCATCCAGCCCCATACGGGGCCGAATTCAGATACAAAAAAAGCCCTGATGGGCTGTGATGTGCTGCTTGAGTGGAAGGGATTATTTCCCGGTTGATTTCGCCAGGCCGCGATAATCCAGAGGAGATACACCGGCATCGATGCGCACTTTGGTGGCAATACCGTCGGTCGTGAAGCCTTCCTGCTGATCGATATACGGAGTATCAACGCCGTTCAGGTAAGCCACTTCGATGGTGTCCGTGCCCTTAGCGGCGGCCAGATACCAGGCGCTGGTGTCTTTGGCGTCAAGACGCGGCTCCGCGATAACTTCAGCAAAATTCTGAATTGGGTTCATGATACCGGCGTTGATATCCGCCCCTTTCACACTGGCAGACTTGATCGTCTGGTTTGCCAGGGTTTCGAGCGCGACTGGCACCAGCATGAATGCCGGGCGAATATTCAGGGGACGCTCACCCTCTTTCTGCAGACGCATCATCTTGCGCGCTTCATCAAGGCTGGCTACAGAAATCGCGCCTGCGGAAATATTACCGTGATCAGCATGGAACAGCGGCTTACCATCAGACAATTTCGCGTTTTCGGTCAGAACGGCATACACCAGGTCGCCAATCGTCCCTTTTGCTGCACGGCCCATCTTCATAGGTACATCGGTTAACTGATTCAGATCGTCGTTGATGATCGCCTGACGGGTAATAGAGAAGATTTCACCGTAGGTGGCCAGCGCGATGCTTTCACCTTTATCTTTGGTGGTCACATACTTATATTCAGCACCTTCGCGTACCTGACGCAGGGATGAGAAGCCGCCCAGACCGACACGATGCGCCGTTTTAAAGTCAGACAACTGGCCTTTCTTGGTCCACTGCTCAAAAGTTTCTGCCGCTTCCTCCCAGCCCTGCAGTAACGCTTTATTAGCAACGTCGAGCAGGATATTACCGAAGTCAGACGTGCTGTGCGTCAGTGCCATACCGACCATCTGCATCGGGTTATAGCTGGAAACGCCGATGCCGCGTTCGGTCAGTGCCATACGGGCATATTCGCGCAGCGTCATGCCGTTATAGACGTTGTCCCGCTCCAGGCTCTCGAAGCCAGCGCGCGCCATCAGTGCCTGGCGAACTCCGTCGCCAACAAAGTTACCGTTCCCGGCGTAAATGTGCGCATCCGTGGTTTTATTCGACGGTGTGGAATTTTTGCCCAGCGCCGCCAGCAATTCATCTTTAGCCTGAGCCACTGTGCATTCCGGATCCGCGATGCATTTATTCTGCAGCTCATGATGCTTGCCACCGAACATCGCAAAGAGATCGTTAATTGCGTTAACACGGTTCTTTTGCTCGGCAAGCACCTGTGCACGGATAGTGGCTTCATCAGAAGTGGACGCTGGCGCTGGGGGTGTCGTTGCCGCCACCTGTGGTTGCGGTTGCTGCGGTTCGCGCTGGGTAGTATTGCGCGGCGGGGTGATCATGTTACGAATGCTGTTTGGCATCTTTTCAAAGTCCTCAATACGTTTTGATTGAATACAGGCCATCGCCTGCAGAGATGTAGTGACCTGATCGGCAAAGCCATGCGCTAAGCATTCTTTACCATCCATCCAGGTTTCATCGTCCAGCATGGCGGCGATTTCATCGGTCGTTTTTCCTGTTTTCTCCGCGTACGCCGGGATCAGGACAGACTCGACCTTATCCAGCAGATCGGCATAATCCCGCATGTCGTTGGCATCGCCACCTGCGAATCCCCATGGTTTGTGGATCATCATCATCGTGTTTTCCGGCATAATGACCGGGTTGCCAACCATCGCAATCACCGAAGCCATAGAAGCTGCCAGACCATCAATGTGAACGGTGATCGCCGCGCCGTGATGCTTCAGGGAATTAAAAATGGCGATGCCATCAAAGACATCGCCACCGGGCGAATTGATATGAAGGTTGATATGGGTAATGTCGCCCAGCGCCTTCAGGTCATTCACAAACTGGCGCGCCGTCACCCCCCAGTAGCCGATCTCGTCGTAGATATAAATATCCGCTTCGTTGTCGGCGCTGGCCTGCATACGGAACCAGGAATTACTTTTTGCGCTGGCTTTCGGACGGTGGTGCGCCCGGTTCTTTGGCTTCGGCACTTGTGCCTCCTTTGTCATTGGCAGGGTCAGTGTCAAACACCAGCCCCATCTCTTTGTTTTCGTCGATCTCTGCCTTCCGGCGCGCCTTCACATCGTTCGGGTTACGTCCGCTGGCGCGGACCCAGTCGGATTCCGTTGCCGCTCCGCCCCGGATCTGTAACTTCCAGGCATTGGCCTCTTTAACCGGATCGATCCACGGCATAACAGGGCCGGAATACACCGCCGAGTACAGCGACTCCATATCCAGACCGCGGGGTAATTTAATCTCGCCAGCGGCCACCGCCATTTTCAGCCAGGTGCGGTACATTGGCCGGGTCACCGCGCCAATAAACCAGTCCTGTAAAATGAGATAGCCATCTGTTGATTCCACCAGTTCCTGCCGCTGCGCGCTGTAGGTGCCGTTGTAGTTTCTGGCTGTGCTTGAAAAGCTGAGTCGGCTGCCTGCTGCGACAGCGCGAAGTTGCCCATTACGGAAGGTTTCAAGGTTAGGATTGGGCCGGTCAGATTTCACCATGCCGATATCTTCACCAGGCTTCAGATCGTCATAAATGATGCCTGGCTGAATCATCACTTCCCGATCATCATCATCGGAAGAACTGTTACTCTCTTCGAAGCTTTGCCCGTCTCCCTTTTTGATGTACATACCCAGCGCAGCAGCAATACGTGCGGCGGTGAGCTCAGCATCTTCATACTCTTTAAGTGCGCTCAGACGCATCAGTACACCGGATAGCATCGATACGCCCCGGGTCTGGTGCAGACGGCGGACAAATTTAAGATGCAGCATGTTTTCCGCATCCACTTCTTTGGTATCAAGCTGACGGCCTGAAACGGGCAGGCTTTTATAAACCTGATATTTCCTTGGTCTGCCCCAGTTGTCGACGAATACCCCCTGATTAAGCTGGCTGGCAGCATCGCTGTTCATGGGAATAAAATCTGGTTCAAGCGCTTCAAGCCAGAAAGGGATACCGGCTGCTGGCGTAAGACCATTCCCGGTTCCACTGACAAGCTGGGCAAACACTTCGCCATCCCGCAGCCAGGTGCGCAACATCAGGCGCTCAAGCATCGGGCGGGTAAACTGGTTCGTGACATCAGGCCTGACAGACCATTCTGCCCATTTATTACGGATCTGATCTGCCAGCTTTTTGGCGATTTTACCGTTCATCAGTTTGGGATGGGGTTCAACAATAATTCCGGCTTTCCCAACCACCCGCTCTTCCAGCTTATCGAACACCCCAATCACCAGATCGTGATTGTTATCGAGCCACCTGGCCTGCTCCCGCAGTGATACCGCCCCCATTTTGCTGAGCTGATCAGCTGAACGATTTTCACGGCGCCCTTTGTGCGTTCTGGTCGGGGTAACGGCTTCATATGCCCTGATTTTCGCGCGCGCCTGCAGACGGGCTGCTTTCCAGCCTGGCGAAAAGACCCCAATCGCATCATCTAAACGGCTCATTCAAACCTCGCCAGTCGGTAACCGGGTCGCCCGCGGCGATGAGAAATAAGAGAAGAGAGCCGACGCTCCCACTCCTGACGCCCTTTTCGGATTTCAGACAGGTTCTCCATCGTCATTTCCTGCCCATTGAAACGGATAGTTTTGCCTTCCAGCACCGCCATTTCGGCTTCGGTATATCGCTGGATCATGGCTTCAATATCAACACGGTTCACAACCATCCTCCTGATGTACTCCAGGGGTTAGAATCATCGGTTACGGGCTTTTTCCGCTTCCGTTTTTTGGTGGGTACTGGTTCTGGTGTCTGGGATACCGCTTCGCCAGCTTCCGGCGGCGCGTTCTCCAGCCAGGTTTCCCGCCTCGCCCACTCAGGAGCAGCGGGCCATTTGATTTTCTCGTAGCCGTGGAGGATGGCGAGCGCATCAGCGTAGACCAGCAGGTCAAATGCTTCGTTTGCACCACGTCCCGGCTTACTCCATTTGCCATCGGTCGATCGCTCCTCATAGGTCAGTTCATCGTAAAACCAGCTGCCGAGCCAGTCAGGGAAATGCACGTAATTCGGGCCAGGCGAATCACGCCACAAAGCGTTATTCACCTGGTCTTTAAGTGCGTCGGTCTGGAGAAGATAAAGCGGCACATCACCGGCGGCTTTTGCACGTCGTGTGGATCTATCAGTGTTGTCAGGGAAAGTACGGGTGATGAGTTTCGAGCGGTGTACGCTGTCCCCCTTAAAGAGATAAATCTTTTTGCCCAGCCCTTCACGACGACATTTGCGCCAGAATTTGTAAGCGTTGTCGGTGACGCCATCTTCCCCGCCGGAATCGACAGCCATCGCCATAAGGCGCATACGTTTCGACGGGTCACTTGCTAATGCCCATGACTTTTCGAACACGTCTGACAGCAACAAATCCCAGTCTTCCGGATAACTTGCCGGGTCTATGGGATAACACTCGCCGTGCTCATTGGCCCTTAATGACTGCCGGATGTTGTAGCGGTCCACAACCCAACGTTCACCCTGTGCACCGTAGCCAGTGACCTGCACCACGAAACGCCGGGATTTGCCGCCCTGAACATCGACCGTTGCAGTCATAAACAGCACACCATCTGGAACCGATCGCTTTGGTACATCTTCGGCACGTTGCTCCAGCAGTTCGCTTTTACGCTGCTCCAGATTGGCGCGGGGCAAATAGGGTCGCCCAAAGTCGGTGTTTACAACTGTTTTGAGCGTTTCTTCGCTCTGGGTGGCCTCATATTCCTGCTCAGCAGTCAGGAATTTGTACATCATCTGCGCCCAGGTCTGATAAGCAGCTGCCGGGCCTTCCATCCAGAACGAGGCGATACGAGATCGGCGGGGTTCACCATATCGCTTGCCGTCCCGGTCCATTTTTTCCCCATCACGCAACCAGACATGGCGAATATTCAGGTCACGTTTCATCTCGGGCGTAATTTTGCCTTTGCATGCTGGGCACTGGAGGTAGGCAGATTCACTTGCTACAACGGGGTCAGGCGTCTCACGGAATCCTGTCATATTGGCGATTTCCGGCTGAAAATATTCCCCGCAATGCGGGCATGGCCAGTAAAGCCGTCGCCGATCGCCTTTATTAAATAGCGATAATATTCCTGTTGTCGGGGGAGCTTCATGCGCGCTGGTTGGTCGCCATTTGGTGTCACGGATCTCGCGACCGGGAGAACTTTCGACAAGCGTCATCCCGCTGGACATAAATGTGGTGGTTCGTTTCGAACCAAGAGAAAACGCATCACCCTCGCCGTCGATATCCTCAGGGAAACGATCGTAGTCAGTCAGCGCTACACTTTTATAGTCTGACGAGGACATGATATTCACCGACGGCCAGCCAATCTTTAGATAATTCCCTGCACGAAATGTACGGTCGTGGACGTTATTATCGTTCCTGCGCGGGCTGAGTCGTGATTTCACATCAGGACTACAGCGGAATGTGCGATCGAGGCGTTTCTTTGAGTGCTCACGCGCTTTTTCTTCGGATACCTGTATGACCAGCATATCCGCGGGATCACAAACGATGTTATAGACAATCCAGCCATCAATCAGACCAATCGTTTTCCCTGTTCGGGCAGGTCCTACAAACACCACAGCATCGTATTCTCTTGAAGCCAGGCTATTCATCGGCTCGATGATGTAAGGGGCCAGATTTGGATCCCACTTAACAGAGTTACCCGCACCGATAGGGACACGCATGAAATCGCGAACCGCATCAGCTACCTTCATACGACGCGGGGCACGTAAAATACCGGAGATATCCCGGCGGATACCTCTGGCTGATGCCCGTTTTGCCATCAGTCCTCCTCTGGCTCTTCCTCCTCTTGTTCGGCGTCCATTACTTTTTGTGCAACCTGATCACGCAAATCATCAATCACGTCTTGCACACGCGAGACAGCGGCTGGTGTCAGTGCGCAGTCGCGCTCAAGAATGTCCGGTAGAGTTTCAAGCACCGTTACAACAGCTTTCGCCATCAGTGAAAATTCTCTGGCAACGTCTTCAGCGGGAATGAGCTGCTTCGTATCTACCTCAAATTTCAGCCGCTCGTTCTCGGCCTTCCAGTGCGCGAGCCTGTTCGATGGTTCCATTTCCTCTACGTTGGACGTTGAGACTGTCGGAATCATCAGTTCACTCAAAATATCGGTGACGAGATACAGCTTGAGTTTGCTGTTACTACCGGCGGCAGGTTCAACATTTTTTAGCCTGGCGGCAACGGTCTGCCGATGCACGCCAGTGATGCCAGCCAGCTGGTTAATGTTGAGTTTTAACGAAGCAATTTCCTGGTCCATGATGGTGAACACTTTTTGAACGATTCGACATCATTGAAAAATCGGGGTTTGAAAAATCAATGGATTGCGCGAATGATGATGATGACCATAGATCGCAAAAACTAGCCGATTCCCGCGAGCACGCCGCCCCGTGGCAGGCCGCCCCGCCAGGAGGACCCGCCAAAATGGTAATAGTTATCATTTTCATGATGGGCAGCGATCATAAAACAGCCCCGCTATTGCGAGGCTATGGGGTTGTTGTTTGACTCTCTCACCGAATCGTAAATACGTTCACACGTCATCCCGGCGGTGTAGCGTTCGTCAGCGATTCCAGCATATCGCTTAGCTTCTGCTGCAATATCTCCGAGCATGTCGGCGAGCACTGCGGCGTCGGCTCCGGCTGTTTTGCTTCTGACGGCAGCGGTAAGATCTGCGGTGTGCTTTGCGGCGTCCAGACGGGCGGCAAGCTTTGTTGCTTCTGTGCGCAACTGGCTAACAGTGGCAGACAGGCCAGCAGCAGTGGCAGCAGATTTAGCAGCTTGTGCTTGTGCATCTTTTACAGCCTCATCACGGGCAATTATGCGCCCTTGTTCAATCCAGCGGGCGGCAGTCTGCGCGTTCGCTTCCTGTGAAGATTCCACGCTATTGCGGTCAGCCCACTTCTTTTGCCAGCCCCGCTCACTCCAGACATTCCCGGCAAGAAACGCACCAGCCATCAGCAACAATACAATGATTGTTTTCCACCGGGCCTTAACTAAAGCAAAGATCGCTGTCATACCAGCAACGCCGCCCGCGCTTTGTTATAACGACTATTTCTGTCAGCCAGTCCATTCTGGCCACCGTTAATGATCTGCGTGACACGTACAACATCACCTGAATACATCAGGCAACCACGTAACGTGAAATACCAGGCAGCAGAACGGGCTGCATGCTTCTCCTGTGTCAGCAACTCTGGTGTGCTGATCAGATCGAGCTTCAACGCCGCACCGCATTTAACGTAGTTCTCGCGGCCAGTGATTTGAAGCAGGCCACGACCGCGATATTTCCAGCCATCACCCTGGCTGTTATTCCCCATGCGGTCACCGTACACCAGATTGGCTATTTGCGGCTGGTGGGCCACCTGCTTACCATCGACACGACCCAGCATTTCACACTGATAAGGAGTAAGGCGTTTACCAAAGGTTTTCTTCAGCCCCTCTACCGAGTAGTTGAAGCTTTCCACCAGCGAGGTAAAACCCGCAGACTCATGCCCAACCTGGGCGATGAACATAGCCAGATCGTTCGTAGCTGTAATGCCAAACTCTTTCATTGCCGCATCAATGTGCGGAAACCAGCGCGCAGAAAGCCCGGCGCTGATACCAGCCGCCTGCTGAAATTGTGATTGGTTCATTAGTGCCTCAGATGATCAACCAGACGTGCCACGTTGCCTCTTACGGCGACCAGCACGGACAGGAAAATAATGTTGGCCCCGATAGTGGCCCATGATGAGTACGGGTAAATACCGCACAGATACGCCAGCGGAACGGCGCTGTAGATAACCGTAAGCAGCCACGCTAAACGAGATATCCACGGTCGATGTCGCGAGTCGCCGCGACGGTAAAACATCAGGGTTAACACTACCCCAGCACAAAGCAATGCATTAAAAGTTGCCGATGGGTCATTTTGTACCACCTGAACCTCCCCGGCGCGTTATCAGCGCCACCAGCGAGCCGACATCCTGATTATTCAGGAACGTCAGGATTTTGACGGCTAAAGCAGAAACGATTACGGCGCCAATGGCATCCAGTGGTTTATCACTGTAGCCGGTAGCCTGAGCCAGCTTTGAACCCACCAGCCCGGAACAAAGGATCCCCGCGATATACGAAACCAGAAAATATGCCAGTCGGCGCGCTGCACTCAGGTCCGCTGTGGTTGCAATGTAAAATACAGCTCCGGCAAACGCGCCAAACACCACGCCGTAATCGGTTCCGGACAGAAATCCATAGACGCTGGCCCCCGTCAGGACACCACCAGCCAGCCCAGTACCGGAAATCGGATCGGACATTTAGCCCCCTCTTAATTGCTGTGATTCCTCTCAGAAATGAGGGGATGTGGAATCAGGCAACCGGGCTCTTTTGTTCAAATAAAAGTAAGGATGATTCCCGGTGCCTGAAAATGGTAATCGCCACATCCACAGGGGTGTGATGATCGTTATGTTTTGTTCAGTTTTTCCACCTCTTCGGTGGTCTGAATAAATCTGTCAGCTTCCAGTTCTACCCCGATCGCCCGACGACCAAGTTCTATTGCAGCTTTCACAGTTGAACCAGAGCCCATAAAGAAATCGGCAACGATATCCCCTGGTCTGCTGCTGGCGCTAATGATCTGCTTCAGCATGTCGGCAGGTTTTTCGCATGGATGTTTGCCCGGATAAAACTGAACAGGCTTATGCGTCCATACGTCGGTATACGGAACAAGAGCGGAAACAGAGAAGCAGCGCCGGAGGGTTTTGTATTCCTCCAGCAATTCTGAATACTTGCGGTTTAATGACTGATAGGTAGCCACCAGCTGGTGGTGAGGATGTTCAAGCTTCTGCTGAATGTGCTTATCGATAGCGATCCGCGTGAACAGTTCCTGCAATTTTCGATAGTCCACTTCATTTGGTAGTTGCCATTGGCTTGCACCAAACCAGTGTGACGCCATGTTTTTCTTTCCGGTTGCCTCAGCTATTTCTTTCGAGCTAACACCCAGTGATTCACGGGCATTACGGAAGTAGTCAATCAGCGGCGTCATAATGTGCTGCTTTAGCTCTGTGCTTTTCCTTTCGTAAACATCCTCTTTACCAGAGTACGGCCCAAGATAGTGCTCAGCAAACAAAATCCGTTCCGTAGATGGAAAGTACGCACGCAGGCTTTCTTTATTACATCCATTCCAGCGGCCCGATGGTTTTGCCCAAATGATGTGATTCAAAACGTTGAATCGGGCACGCATCATAATCTCTATATCTGAGGCCAGTCGGTGACCGCAAAACAGGTAAATGCTGCCAGCAGGTTTAAGAACGCGAGCATACTCAGCCAGACAGCTATCAAGCCAGCGTAAGTAGTCCTCGTCCCCCTTCCATTGGTTGTCCCAGCCGTTGGGCTTCACTTTGAAGTACGGCGGATCCGTAACTATCAGATCAATAGAGTTATCCGGGAGGGTGGCGACGTAATGCAGGCTATCAGCGTTGATTAACTCAACACTGTTTATTTTTACAGTATTTTTCATAGATCAGTAAGCGTAACTCTGATAGGCTCACGTTGCTTTTGCGCTAAAGCAGTGGGCCTTGGTTAGCTTGTGACCTGAAAGCATGAGCTGATGGCTGGCCGGGTGCGCTAACACCCACCAGCCGCCCATTTCCACAGCAGAAAGCCCCCATTACTGGAGACGTTTATAACATCCGAACTGGTAATCAGATAACCCCGCCATCACCAGTTGCGTAAGTATGAGCTGGCAACGTTCGCGGCTGAGGTGGGTATTCTGTGCAATCTCCCCAGCCGTTGCTGGTTTATCGCTTAACTCATTGAAAACAGCCTTCGCGGTTTCTGTCATATCTTGCTGATTTAGCATGCCTTTTACCCTTAAATAAATAGAGTGACATACAGATAACTCTGGTTGGCTGCACCAGCAAGAGAAGAATTCCATTCTGCGACCACCAGCGCCTTTATGCGCAGCGCATGTCTGATTTGTCATAAAAAAACCACCCGAAGGTGGTCTTATATTGAATGTTGTGATTATGAACCACTGCATTCAAACGCAGGAACTAATGATCTTTCTTGGTAGTTTCTGCACGATGGGCAATATGGTTGCACTATAACTCTACCATCCCCCATATCCCTCTCGCCAAACTCCTCAATAAGATAGAAAACGTGATGCCCGGAAATCTGCGAACATCTTGGACAAGATTTAAACGTATTACCTAGGCTATCGGTGGAATACTGCGACTCATCAAGCCTACCACCACAAGAACACACTCCCAACATAGAACCTCCTTAGATAGAAAATTCATAGTCAAGGAAAAAAAGATAAGTTTCAGAGAGATAAGTCGCACAATCCAGCATCGTTAAAACAAAACTCAGAAGCTGAATTTGATGATTAAGCAATGTGACCAAGTAACCACTCTTAACACGTTACATCACTTTTTGCGGACCGCGCTAATGATCTTCTCAATTATTTATAGTATTTTTCATCCGTTTATCAGAAATTCTCATCGGATTGATAATGACTACAGAAGATAAGAAGAAAACTCGTCGCGTAAGAGTTGGCTTTTTCACTGGAAATGGAAGTAAAAAAGACGGTCTGTCTACAGCAAAACTTGCATTCGAGCAAATGACAAACACGACTCCGATTACATTCCCTTTAGTGGTGATGACCTGCTCCCCGTTGATTAGTACACCCCGATGTTAG